CTTCAGTGGTTTTGGGACTAAGCAGGACAAAAAAGGGACTAAGTGAGGGACTAAGCTGGGGCAACTAGGGGGGTCTCAAAATAATTAAGGTACCCGTGATATTTAAAGTTTAACCTGTATAGGCTATAGATCTAATTTTAAAAGTACCATTTAGGGTCCCAAATTTGCCCAAATAGCCTACATTTCCTAATTTTGTAAAAAAAGGGTCTATTTATATGACATCTTATAGAGGATATACCAATTTCGATGGATCTCAGGTACCATAAAGGTAATATTAATGGTTTAGCAATTGTAAGCTAGGATTACAATACTTCAGTTACACTGCAGGGGATAAGAGATGCCGTAAAGGGGTCCATTGGGGGATATTGGTAATATCTTTATTTAGCTATAATGGTATCTTAAGGATCCATTAAGGACGCTAAAGGGGACCAATAGTGGTTCTCTCCATTAAGGATCTATTAAGGATCCATTATGGTCTCCTATAGTCCTAATCTCTTATCCCCTGTAGGAAACTAAGTATATTTGGAGGATCTAATGAGCAGTAAAGGAACCAAAGAGGAGTATCTAGAGGCTACTAGGGACTTGGCTAAAGAGGTTGAAGAAGGAGTCTCGAAAGTACCTGTTAATAAACAGACAGGGAAACCCCATAAGGGGTACGAGAACTTGCGTCCTTTTAAAAAGGGTGAGAATTTTCACGGAGGACAAAAGAAAGGGTACAAGACACCCAAAACAAGGCTTAAAGAACATTTGAAAATGATAAAATTAATTGAGAATGACCCAGAGTTAACTGCTCTTGTGGAGTCTCTTAATACAACTGACATGTTTGAAGCTTTGAAAAAGACAGCATTTGCTATGTTTGCATCTAATCCAACAGATAAGGATTTATTTGATCGGGCGTACAAGGCGGTTGCTGAAGATAGAGAATATACTGAAGGTAAGAAGACTAGACAAGAAGTCGATGCTAAAATTACTAAGGTAAGTGACATGACTATTGAGCAATTAGAGAATGAATTAAGAGACCTCGATGATATAGAGGATGTAGAACCACAGGAGTAATATATGGCAATACCGGCATTAGTAGCAGGAGCAGGAGTAGCTAGTAGAGGGTTAGCTTCATACTTAGCAAAACAAAAAGCAAAAAAAGAAATGATGAAAGCAGGGTATGGGGCAGCAAGAAATGCTTCTATACCTAGTTTGGTATCAACACAAAGTCGTCCCGGTGTTTTTGCAAAAAGAGCAGGATTAGCGGCAATACCCGTTGTTGCTGGTACAACAGCAGGAATAATGCAAGGGGGAGATAAAGCTAGGCAAGAAGGTACTTACATGGCTAACCCTATGATGGGAAAATCACACAATCCTTCGTATGATTCCGCTATGACAAGAGAGGGTCAAATTCAAACCATGATGGAAGAAATGGATGGTATGAATTTATCTGAAGAAGCTAAACGTCAAATAATACAAGACAAGTTAGGGAGTTATGAAGGGAATAGTTTTCCTAAATCACCTGAAGGTATGAAAGCAGAAGCTTTTTATAGAATTGCAAATGACCCTACTATTCCTATGGACCAAAGAATTACAGCTGCATTAAGGCGTGAAACCGGTGCGGCTTTCTCTCCTGAAGAAGGCATAATAATGAAAGCAAGATTAGAAGCCATGGATGCTGAAAGGATGCGTAAAGCAACTGGTGCAGCAATGACCCCTAATGAAATGAAAATGTTTATGGGGATACCACAATAGGAGGTAGTATGTCTCAAGGTTTATTAGGTGTTTCTCAAGATATGAATGAGATAGAAAGGCTTTACGCTGCTTTTAAGAACGCAGAAACCAGAGGTCTAGAAGGGGAAGATGCTTTTATCAGAACTAAAGCCAACTTAGCTCCCGGGGGGAGTTCTGCGTATGGTCCAGTGCAAATTACCGGTACTTTAGTACAAGACATGATGGACCGAGGGGTTATCCCAGATGATCTTAAAGATTACTCAAATAGATTTTTAGACCAATCTAAATTATTTTTGAAGTATGGTAATGAAAAAGACCTAGAAGGTTATGATCCAAAATATGATTATGGTGGGAGTGGTCATTTAACTACAGAACAAGACCAAGCAGATTATAATAGACTTGCTAGGGTTTTGATAGCTCATCATTATAAAAATGCCAGAGAAGCAGCTAAAAAGAAAAAACCTATGGGTTTTGCACAAGCTGCTAGAGACCCATTGACTGATGTTATTGGTGATTGGAGATTTGGAGTCAACAGTAAGAAAGGTCGTGGAGACGACTTAAAATACTACCGAAGATTTATGGAAGGATATAGAAATTGACCACTCCTCCGATTTACTCCGCTGGTAGTAAAGGTCAAAAAAACCAGCACTTCTAGGAGGAATTATGGAATTAGATGAGCAGTCTTATAAACTAAAGTTACTTAAAGAACTAGAAATAAAAAAAGAATTAGAAAAAAGAAAAAAAGTAGAAAGAAAAAAAAACAACTTTAAGGACTTTGCAAAAGATCAACTTAAGATAATAACTAAAGACGCATCTAAAGGATATGTTGAATTTGAATTTAATGAAGCTCAAACCAAAATACACAAAGCCATCGAAAAACAAATAAAAGAAAAAGGACGAGTAAGAGCTTTAGTGTTAAAAGCTAGACAGCAGGGAATATCTACTTATACTGCTGGTAGAGTATTTTGGAAAACATTCTACACGCCTCATACAAGGTCAGTTGTAATTGCACATGATAGTGCGACATCTGATGCTTTGTTTACAATGTCAAAGAATTTTATTGACAGGATGTCGGATGATTTTAAACCTGAGCTTGTCAGATCAAATGCAAAAGAAGTTAAGTTTTCTCATAACGATTCAGGCTACAGGCTATATACAGCAGGGTCTCCAGAAGCTGGTAGAGGAACTACGCCCACAATATTACATTGTTCAGAGTGTGCCTTTTGGCAGAACGATGATAAAATCTTAGCTGGACTGTTCCAAGGAGTATCGTCATCAGATGGTACAGAAATTATATTAGAATCTACAGCTAATGGTGCTACAGGTGCTTTTTACAGAATGTGGAAAGCTGCCGAAAGAGGTGAGAACGATTATATACCTATATTCTTACCTTGGTTTATGACCAAAGAATACACTATGGATCCTCCTGATAATTTTGAAAGGACTATAGAAGAAAACGAAATAGCCGAAGAGTTTGGACTGAACGATAGCCAACTTTGGTGGCGAAGAATGAAAATAGGTGAGGGTGGTGAGTCTAAATGTAGACAAGAGTATCCATCTACAGCTGAGGAAGCTTTTGTTGTATCAGGTAAAAATGTATTTAACGTAGAAAAGTTAAATAAACTTGAGACTAAGTCACCTATTGCTTTAAGAGAGTTTAACACATCATTGTCTAATTGGGAAGACCATAGAGAAGGTAACTTATCTATATGGAAGTCTCCAGATTTTGATGAAAAATTTATTATTGGTGCTGATGTTTCACTAGGCGTTGGTCAGGATTATTCAGTTGCTGTTGTATTAAATTCTAAAAGACAAGTTGTCGCCCTTTACAGGGACAATCATGTTGATCCGGCTGTTTTTGGTAGAGATTTATTTTACTTAGGAAGATATTTTAATAATGCGCTTCTTGCTGTAGAATCAAACTCTATGGGAGTATCTACTCTGCAAAAACTAAAGGAAATGAAATACGTTAATTTATATTATCAAACCCAGATTGCTAATCTCACAGACGAGGATGGTCTAAGACTTGGTTTTAGAACAACAAGTGCTTCTAAGCCAGCTATAATATCTAATTTAAAAAATTGGATAGATAATGACGAGATCGCTATATGGTCTAGAGATGTTGTTAATGAGTTGAGAGACTATGTGTCAGATGATAAAGGTAAAACTAATGCATCTAAAGGGTCTACAGATGACTCTGTCATGGCTTTAGCTATAGCTGCTGAAGTTTATAGAACACATATTCACAGACTTAGTACTGAAAGAGTAGGATTTGATAATATTTATATCCCTGAAAGACAAACTAATTGGATTTAATTATGGATAAGAAAAACAAAAGAGTTACTGACGAAGAAATAACGAGTATTATTAATGACTCGATAAGGCAAGCCGTAGGTAGCTTTTCGTCTGGTTCTGAATTGCAAGAGCAAAGAGAATCTGCTATAAATTACTACACACAGCAAGCTAAGGGTAATTTATACCCACAGGGAGTCTCTAAAGTTGTTACTTCAGACACAATGGAGATTGTAGACTCTTATTTAGCTGTAATATCTGAGCTTATGTTATCAAACGGTAAAATTGCAAAATTTAACCCGTCTGATCCTAGCCAAACAGTAGCAGCAGGTCTTGCTTCTGAACTTACTAACCATTGTATTTTTACAAAGAACAATGGATGGGTACAACTTAACACTTGGATTAAAGCTGCTTTACTTTTTAAAAATGCAGTTATTAGATGGAAGTGGGAAGAGTATTACGGGACTAAAGTAGAAGAGTACGAAAACATTACTGTACAAGAACTTGACGCTATTTTAGCTGAAGGTGATGTAGAGGTTATTGAGATCAGAGTCGGAGAAGGTTTAGACCCAGAGACTGGTCAAGAAGTTTATGAATATGTATCTGTTAGGAAACAAGTAGACAAATCTAAAGTTTGTCTTGAAAATATACCACCAGAATCTTTTATGATTAACAGGGGTGCTACAGATATTGAAAGTGCAAATTTTGTAGGAATACAAACAGAAATGACATTATCAGAGCTTAGAGAGATGGGCTTTGATGTGGACGATGATATAGGTGAAGGTACGGAAGCTAATAATTTTAGTTTTGACTACGAGTCGTCTATAAGACAATCAATCAACGAATTAGAGCAAAATTTCCATGAAGATTTTATGGGAGTTGCTAATAGGGAAGTAATTGTCACAGAATCTTGGATCAGAGTAGATAGAGATGGTGATGGAGTTGCTGAACTTAAAAGATTTATAACAGTAGGTGAAGAAGTATTACTAGAAGAGTACGCTGACAGTATACCTTTAGCCTCTTTAAACCCAATTGAAATACCATACTCTTTTTATGGAATGTCGATAGCAGATGCAACTAAAAGTGCAACTGAAATTAAGACAACTATAACTAGAGGTATGATTGAGAATGTGTATCTGTCTAATTATGGAAGAACATTAGCAGACCCGAACACGGTAGACTTCAGAGCACTACAAAGTCCTGAACCACATCAGATTATTCCGACTAACGGATCCCCGATGAGTTCTGTGCATACTTTGGTGCCAGCTCAACTAGCACCGTCTACCTTTTCTTTGTTAGAATACATGAACACCGAAAAAGAGATGGCTACTGGCATGACCAGAGCCGCTCAAGGTGTTAATGAAAAACTATTTGACTCAGGAAACTCAGCAGGTAAAATTGCAATGGTGGAACAAGCGTCACAGAAACGCATATCTTATGTTGCACGCAGGTTTGCCGAAACTGGATTTAAAGAGCTATGTAAAGGCGTATATGACGTTATACTAGACAATTCAGATTCGATATTGAGAGATTACAGTTATTATAATATAACACCTGAGTCTCTTATACCGTTAGAAAACTTAACAGTAGATATAGATGTTGGTGCAAACAGTTCTGCTAATACTCAAGAAAACATGATGATGATGGCACAGCAAGTTATGCCTATGTTGTATCAGTCTCCTGAGTCAAAAGGTATTATAAATCCGAAAGCACCTTTTACAATAGCAAGGCAGTTGTTAGAATCTATGGGTATTGAAAACTGGGTCGACTTTATTGTTGATCCTGAAACACCACAAGGTCAACAACAAGCCCAAGCAGCTATGCAGGAAGCTCAACAAGGTCAAGAGCAAGCAGCTAAAGAAGAGCAGATGGAGCAACAGAAAATACTTCTTACACTTCAGAAGCAAATGGCTGATATTCAAAAGAAACAAGCTGATATGGAGCTTGATAGAGAAAAGTTTGAGTATCAGAAAACAAAAGATGCTGCTGAGTTACAGCTAGAACTTGAACTTGGTGAACCTACTAAAATTGGATAACTATAGAGGAGGATTGTAATGAGAAGAGTTCCAAAAGGTTATCACAGAACTGAAGACGGCAGAGTAGTTAAAAAAGGTTTGTACTATAATATGAATCAAGCTAAGAAAAAAGGAACAAGTAAACCCGGAAAAGGAACAGTTAAAGATAAGGCACTGAGACAAGCAGCTAGAACTGCAAGAAACCGTGGATTAATAGAATAACTCATCTAGGAGGAAATTATGGATGATGTAGAATTTGGACAACATGCTAAACTTATTATACAAAATAAAGTTTTTGATGAAATGTTTAACAGAGTTAGAGTCAAATATCAAGATATGTGGGCTAGTACAGAGCCACAGCAAGGGGAGTTACGAGAAAGATTGTATAATACTATTGTAGGTCTCACTGATGTTAAAAGAGAAATAGAGTCTGTTGCCACTTTAGGTGACAATGTTGCATATAATAAGGAGAAGGAGGATTCCAAGTGACAAATGAAGAA